CAATGTGCCATCAAAGATGTTCCAGACTTGTGCGTTAGCTGTGGTTGTTCCAGTAACAGTTCCGCTTGGAGTAGTGAAACCCGTCATTACTGGAACTACATTACCCCCCAAGCCGTCTGCAATAGCAGCCGCAGACAATTCTTTAGGCGCAATCCAGATGCCGTCGATTTCCAAGATGTCAGAAATTGCCGGGGTCGCGCCGTCGATGAGGCGGGGGTAGGCGATGTAGCCTTCTGCAAACAAATCCGTTGCAACTCTTGCTCCGATTGAGTGTACGTTTGTGCTATTAATATCTAAGTCTTGGTTTAATGTGGGGTATGTCGCAGTAACAAAGTCTGTAATCTGCGTACCATTTACATACATTTTTACACGATCTGAGGCGGTTGCTTGAGTTGTATCAACAAGAACTGCTAAATGCCGCCATGCAGCAGGATCATTAAACTTAGCAGTTGTGTTTACATTTACTACCGCAGACCCCCCGACCACCTGAAGAAACCTAAAGGTTGGGCCGCCGGGAGCGTCAATCCCTGTCCAGTTGTTTGTGTCTGTACCCCCTGAGAAAATATCTTCACCCGTTCCAGCAGTGACCCCTTTCACCCAACAATCATACAACCACTTCTTACGGTTCCCCGCCACCGAAGGGGTGCGCGTGAAGTATTCGTTCGTGCCGTTTAGAAGGACGGCGTTTTCGAGGAGGAATTCAGCTACTCCGGTCCCTAATGCTGGGATGACAAGCATTATACAGGCTCCTCAGGGACCACTACAGGCTCCCATGTGGCATCATCAGTAACGTCAAAGGTTTGAACAGTCTCAAGGTCCATAGGGTCTACAGAGGCCTCTAGTTCATCTGATTTAGTACGGATAGCAGCTACTTCAGTCCAAATGGCTACACCAGCATCCCACATGGCCTGTTGCTCCACAGTCAAAGGAATACCATCAGCCACTTGTTTAGCGAACTGAGCCGCTTGTGCCGTAAGGTTCCGTTGTTTCCACTCAGGTACAATAGCCAAGATACGACGGTTTGCCTCAACCTTAATATCTGCTACTTTATACTTCTTAGCGTCAACCAAAGGATCAGGAGCTACATAATCAGGATCCTCAACCCATACGGCCTTACGAGTAACGACAAAGCCTTCCAAAGAGTCTACTTTACCACCTTGGGTCATTTGACCTACAGGCATCTTAGGCTCTTCAAAACGTACAATACCTACGTCCTTTAAAGCCTCTTTGGTCCAAAGGTTCACAATGTTCTTTTGATAAGCAAGATGATCTCTCTTACAAATGAACTCTACAACTTTAGTCCCTACAAAGACTACCGGAAGATCGTAGGTATTTCCTACTTTAGTGAGTACACAATACATGATTATTTCCTTACCCTACGTTCAATGATTGACCAAGATTGTACAGGTTCGTACCATCTGATCTAAAGGTAAATTCATCCTTAGCAGACGCTGTGGTCGTAAGGGTAGGGGCCGTAGCAGCAGCCCATTTGAATACAGCATTCCACGTAAGGGTCCGACTACCAGTACCATCCTGAATGACCGTGAGGTGGTAGAAGCCACCATCTACAAGATTCGTAGGGGCTCCCATGGTACGGTTATCGCCAAGGGTTACTGAGGTTACTTGATTGGCTTGAGCATCCCAAGCAATCGTAGCTGCATCAGTCAACGTAGTGGCATTAAAGTTCTGAGTGGCTGTATACTCTTGGGCTACATCAGTCTTAGCGGTATCAGCATCATAAGCTTGGACATCAGTTCCAATAGTGAGACCTAAGTTAGTACGTGCAGTGGCTGGAGTCGTTAGGTCACTAAGGTTGTCTGAAGCATTGAGCTTAGAGTTCACTGCAGTACGGACTGCTGTAAATTCAGTGTTGAAATCAGAACCTGAAATAACTTTATTAGGGTCTGAGTCCGCTAGACCATCTTTACCAGACCAACTTACTTGGATTGTATAATCACTCATTTGAATTACCCTTTTGTGCTATATTTGGCTACTGTGTAAATTGATCTCACAGACCCGTATGTGAATGGTTCTCTTGTGTCTTGCTTTTGGTTAGATAACTTCATAAAGAGTTGCTGTTGTTGCCATGTGTGTTGACGGCCCTGAGGAAATGGTTTAACTAGAGGCTTAGTCCGTCGCATTACGAGACCAAACGGCGCTCAGTGACCCAACGGGCAGCATTACGCTTACGGTCTTCCTCAGAAACTTTCTTTTTCTTTGGTTTAACCATCTTACCCGCTTTACGTACTTTACATGATTTCATTTTACTCACCAGAATTTAACCCCATGTTCTTTGTTACGTTTACGTACTAACTCTAGAAGTTTCTCACGTTCTGCATTCCATACGTCCTCAAGAGACTTAGTGCTAACCTTTGGAGCATCATCAATTAGACGTTTAATAGAACCTGTAGGGGTCCTAAGAGGCTTAGTAGAAGGACGGTATTGGCTCTCTTTACGGTTAAATAAACCACCACCAGCTACATCAAAAGGCTTCGTAGGGGCCTTAAAGAGCCTGTCATGGGTCTTGTCTTTAGGTACAGACCCTTTGGCTACATCATGCTTCTCATAGTCCCTCTCAGCAGCCTCATCAGTATCATCTTCGTGAGTTAAGAGGTCCAAAAGGTTCTTAATACGATCAGCTTCTTCATTAAACCCATCTTCACCTTTGAACTCTATAGCATTCTCTTCTAAGAATTCTTCAATGGCTTCTGGAGTGGCCTGAGGATTCGATTGACGGTAGGTATTTACCACAAGTTCATTATACAGGCCCATGATCTTATTCTTGATCTTCTCAAGTTCCATATTGTAACTTGTGTCTTCAAAACCATCTTCATAAATCATAATAAACTACCTAGCTATTATCGTACAAGTTAAGGCTGAACCGACAAACGACACTAGCAGCAGCACCACCGCCAGATGCAGTAGCAGTGAAGTAGATAACATCACGCGCTGATGCTCTAAACTTAACAGGGTCAATGATAACCCTGTCTAATCCTACTGCCGTATCAATATTATCTCTGTATATTTCATAGCGTGAATTAACAAGACGACTGAATGAATACCCTTTTATAATTACGTTTTTAGATTTGTTACTACTACTAATATTTAAGAACAAAAGCTGTAAAGCAGCAGTCTGATTAAATCCAATATGGAACATAGCTTGCTGAGTTACAGAACCCGCGGCGGGAACGACAGCTTGAACTGATCCACCTGTTGTAGCTGTAACTGTAATGGTAGCAGCATTGTAGGTTAAGCCGCCATTAAGATTAAGTGCTACCCGATTAATTCCCAAGCCGGTAAACGATGTAACATCTGAACCAGTGTTTCCGAGGGTGTGAACTGCAAGAGCCTGATTACCATCAGCATCTAAATAATAGAATACAAGTGACAGTGCACCAGTTCTGCCGAGACCATCAACTGTATTGTCGTAAGTAATGGTGAATGTAGATGCTGTAGTTATGATGGTGGGAAGATTTGGAGTTGCTGCCCAAATGATTTGCTCAGTATTCTCAGTTAGATTGTCACGGTATCCAAACTTATTCCAACTCGTTACACCACTTCTAAGACCACGAAGAACTTCATCTTGAAAGTCTGTTGGTCGGGTCGATGCGCCATCGCTGTCGAGGCCGATGCTTTGATTGTTTGGTGTGTTGGATGCGCGAAACGTGCCGAAGTAGGTGTACAGTCTTAGGTAGGTCTGAGCGTCTGTACCGTTGACGTAACGCAGCCGAAAGTATCGTGGACCTTTAACCGCTATGTGAAACTCATGGATGTTTGCGGCAACGCGAAAGCCTTGGACGGGGAACGTGCTGTCAGCGTTGATGCCATCATTTGAAAAGTCGAAGTACAAGGTGCCAGCGCCGTCAGTCTTCATGGACACCATGACTTCAGACTGGTTGTTCTGTTCCCATTCACCTGTGAACGTGGCGTCAGCAGAAAGAGGCGTTAAGGAATTATTACTTCCATCGCTAGGTATACCTTCAGCGTGGTTAATCACATGGACACCAAAGGTATCCCCTGTGATCCGGTCTACGTCAGGAGTGGTGTACTTAGCATCAGCCATTCGATCTTATACCATTTCCTTCAACTTCGTGTTGGCGAATCCAACGAGTATCTACATCATCCCATACTACAGGGGCAGAGATTACATATTTAGCCTTAGAGCCACACTCTTCACACTTTTGAGACTTTTGACGGTCTTCAAAAGAAACAATGTTATTTTGTTCATGGTCACATTTAGAACAAGTGTAACGATAAGAAGGCATGTTAACTCCTTAAGAGTAGTAGTTGAGGGTCCCCTAGAGGACTAGAGGACCCTCAGGACTACTTAGGTGGAAGGAACAACGAAGGCTACACCAGCGTTGTCACGCAACTCACCGACACCGTACAGGGTATCAGCGGTGAACAGGTCACCAAGATACTCTTGCTTGTACTGAGTCTGCGAACGGACACCCATTTGCTCAACGAGAGCCAGAGCGTCTTTGTGCATCATCAGGCCCACACGATACAGCGTGGACGTGTCAGCAGCAGTCTCAACAGGACAGTTACTGGACACAAAGACATCAATACCGTAGATGCTACCGATTTTGCCCGTCTTGATGGCGTTGCCGTCACCAATGTACTGCTGTTCCGTAAAGCGGTTAATGCCCAAGAGGTCATTAGCAGCAATCGGAGGGATAACCAAAGCACGGTTGTCCATAGGAACATCAGCGTTGTCCAACGTCAGGATCATCTTACGAATACCTGCGTCGGTGATGTCCGAACCGTTACCAGCGTTGGTGTTGGCAGTCTGGTTATAAGCCGTCGTGCCATCACCACCGATAACAGCAGCAGCCCAAGTGTTGGCACCTTTGGTACCACCTTGGAGCGACTCTGCTTGGATAAACAGGTCATCGTCAACCTGCGTAGCCAAAGCGTAACCTGCATCGTCCGTGTAGAAGCGACGGAGCGACTGAAGAGCTTGGACTTCTACGATGTCTTCGATGACAACCGAATATTCGTAGTGCTTGTCGATGCTCAGGTTAACAACAGAGTGGGTATCACCCTGCAGCGTAACTTGCGTGTTAGCTGCTTTAACGTTAGCCGAACCACGAACAGGCGCAGGGATGTGAATCGTGTCACCCTTTTTGCCACTGTGGTTGATCTTCGTAACAAGGTTACCAAGAACCAAGTTCTTTTTGTAACCAGCGATGACTTCATCCGACCAAAGTTCTGGAATGAAGTTTGCAGCAGTCGTAACTGTCTGCCCGTTAGTACCCAAAGCCATTGTTATATCTCCTTAATCTTTAGGTTATTTAACCCTACCATCAGCATAGGCTTGAAGAATTTCATCCTGTAATGCCTCATATCGGTTAGGGTCAGTTGCTCTTAGTCTGATTAAATCAGCCCTACGATAAGTTTTCTTACCTGCTGTGGATTCAGCAGAAGACCGGGAAATAGATTTACCGCCTTCAAAGCCCCTTCACGTTTAACAGTCTTTTGGGCCTCTGCTGCATTAGTGTTGGTGATTAATGAACGCTCTTTATACGTCCCAATCAACTCTACTGCTGCATTTAGGTCGTAATTGTGTGCAGAGACATAAAGCTGTGTGCGAATAGGGCTAGCCTGTACCCACTCCTGAAACTTTGGATCACTCACGATCTGCAGATAGTCAGGATGCATCTTTTCGAGTTCCTGAGTTGTAGCGTGGGCTTTTTGGACCTTTTGCTGCTCTTCAAACTCACGAAACTTAGGATGCTTTTCGATGGCCTTGTTAATGGCTACATTAGGGTCATCATAAAAGTCAATCTCTTCTTCCTCTACTGAGGAACTAGCTCCGCGTTGACTAGTGGTAAGTTGTTGCTTCAGAATTTCATCAGTAAGCTTACGTAGCTCACCAATCTCCTGACCTTTCCGACCTAATTCTTTCTCTAGGTTCTCATAAGAGTCTAGGATTTCCTTAGTAGATTTACCCTGAAACTTAGCGGGAAGTTCTGGTTCTTCCTGTTCTTGAGGTTGTTCCTCTTCAGGAGCCTCTTCAGTAATGTCCGAGAATGCTTCCGCTTCTTCCAACGTTTCTACTGGTTCTTCAACAACTACACTATTCATAATACTGATCTCCGTCCTAAGATTATGGAGTTATAACAAAGCTGGGATTAGATTATTCTAATTGATCCAGCGCGAATTTGGTGGTTTCCTCTAGATTGATCATCATATTAAGGATATCCACCTGACCTCTCCGTAAGAAGAGGGTTCTCTCATCGTCTATGTTTTGAATGTTCTCAAGTGACTTAGCCATGGCGGTTAACTCTTTGCTAAAGATCGACCATGCTTCACTGGTGAACAAATCTAGACGTTTTTCTAATATCTCTTGGTCACTCATCATTGTGAGGACCCTCTAGCTTTAGCTAAGTTAAGGATAGTCTCTGAGCGAAGGTGTTCAACCTCAGGGATATTACGCATGGTCTCAGACTCAATGTTCTTAGAGGACATACGCATATTTTCAATCTTAGCCATCTTTTCAGCTAGTTCAAACTGCTTCTTAATCATTGTGTCTTCAGATTGCTTATCGTCAACTTCAGACTGCATCTTAGCTGCCTGAGCCATATCCTTCATGACTCCAGCCTTCATCTCTTCGATCTCCATCTGAAGCTTCATAAGCTCCAACTGCTGTACCATCTGCTTCAGTTGTGCCTCCTGAGGGTCAGGCTGCATCATCTGCTGTACTGCCTGTTGGAGTTGTTCACGATTAGACATAGAGCTATTCTCAAAGATAGACATAAGCAAGATAGAAAAAGTAGGAGTACCTGGCTGAGTCATGGAGAGCAATTGGATCATTTGGGTCATCTCAAGCTCTTTAGCCATAATGCCCATGCTCGAATATGCTTTAAACTTGTAGTCACCCGTAGGATAACGCTCAGGATTAAACTGCATATAACGCCAAGCTGCCTTCATGATCAACGGGATCAGGAAGTTCTCTTGGAAATTCATAATAGTACGCTTCTGACGCTTAATAGAAGCTGCCTGAAGCATTGACATACCGGAAGCCGTACTGTTCCGTGGGTTACTGAAGTTACTATTGGCACTATCCATAGCACCAGTACCCATTTGGACCATACGTTCTAATTCTGCAGCCTCAGTAAACGTACTATTAGACAAGGAACCAAAGTTAAGAGGCATAAGGGTCTGACGAGGATCACCGTTAGTCAGGATCGTCTTACCTGCCTTAACTTCAAACTTAACGCCACGGGGGAGACGAGTAGCATCTACGCCCATCATTGGGTGAGTCGTAAGTGCCAGAGCGTCAATCCGCGCCCGTAGCTCCGCATCAAGGGCCTTTTGTGGATTGTAGCCCTTCTCTGCGATCCCACGGCCCCAAAACTTATTAGGGACACGATCATGCTGGTAGGCTACAAAAGGACGATCACCCATCAAGTAGGGGTTACGGACAGCCTTAAGGACCACACCATCATTAGCAATCACTACACAAGCTTCTACAAGCTCATCTTCGTCGTAATCAAACTCTTCCGTCATGGAAGACTCTTCAGTATCAAGGAACTTAGCTGGTACACGTCCCCAATACTCAGTAATTTTAACTTTATCGTCATCATTAGATGAGCTTAGGTCTTCATCTTCAAACCCAAAGTCTGCTTTATCATAGGAGCCAATAGGTTTATCTTCATAAGCACCACTATTAATCATCTCCATGATCTCATACTTAGGCTTAATCACGATCTGAGCGACACCAAGGGCCTCATCAATCGAAGTGGCCGTAGGGTCAATCACGAACTCCTTAGGCGTAAGGGCCTCTACCTTAATACTGATGATATCTTGTTCTTGAATGACAGTATCAGTGGTTAGGGTGTCTGGAATGTTAATCTCTTTAAGGGTCTTACGGACTTCCTCTACGACATTCAACTTAGCAATACCTGTGCCGTAGATAGCACCATTAAGAAGAGCCTCTACAATGGCATCTTTAACCTTAGTACGCTCAAGGTCCTCTTGAAGGTTCATCTTGACTACTTTAATGTCCGTAGGGTCTTGATCAGCGACATCATCACGTAGATCAAACCATTGTTCACGTCCAAAGATAGCCTCTTCAAGCTCGGATACTGTGGACTCAATGGCTTGTTGGGTAGCTGGAGAGATCAGTTTAGAGTTCTCTGAGGCCCGCATACGGTCAGTTTCAGACCAAATACCACGCCAGATACGATAATACTCATCCCACTTGTCAAGATAATTGACATTACGGTGGTCTTCCCATTGTGTAACACGCCCAATGATCCACGCACTTAAGGTGGCCTTAGGGTCCATGTAGGCTAGCTGATCAGTATCCTGAGACATTATCTAATGGTTCCCACTCTTCTAAGTCAATTGATTGTGCAAAATCAGATACACTAACTTGGTCTATGTATGCCAGAGAGTCCAAAAGGTCATCATGTGATAGCCTACTAGGAAAGTCTAACATCTGTGTCACAAAGTCGTGGTTCCAATCTGCCTTTCTTAGTTTAATTTTCTTACGCTCTAGACGACCCTGTAAGGCCCATACAATACGATCCTGCTTCTTTTGGCCCCCATGGGTCACGTCAGTGATATTAATCCACTTCCCACGGGTTCTCATGAGGTCCTCAAGGTAAGGCATAATGGCATTCTTTAGTGCGCCAGCCTCAATCCCCACGGTGGTCGCTGTAACATCCTCTGCTGCATCTAATATCTTCTCTGCAGTCTCTTTAATACCCCACCTACCGTGTAAAATATCCTTCACATACCATTCGTCTTGACTAATCTTTACGACTGATATTGCAGTCTCGTCAAGTTTAGAACTCTTTAGTCCTCGTTCTTTATCAGCTTTCTCAAAACCAGCAGGGTCAACAGAAATAACATAGTTCCCTGAGACTATCTTATCATCATCGAAGTATGAGTCATCAACATATTCAACCCATTCTTCTTTAAACACACCACCACTAAAGGACTCAAAAGTGGCTTCAAACTCTTGACGGAAGGCCTGAGTAGACATATTCCGTTTAGCTGCTTCAATCTCTTTAGGGTCTAAGAAGGAGTTATCTGTTGAGTTAAACTGGAATGCTTCCCAATCGTCATACTCTTCCTTATGTGCATCCACCCATAGCTTGTAGAAGTGGTTCTTACCTGCAGGGGTACCAATGAATAAAGCACCACCCTTAACGTCTGCTAGTGTAGGCCTTAGGATCATTTCCCACACTTCAGGCTTCATAGAGGCATATTCGTCCATAACTACATACGAAAGACCTACTCCCCGAAGTGTGTCGGGCCTATCCGAACCCTTGAGATATATCTTACGGTCATTGACTAGCGTAACCGTAGCAGTGTTCTCATGGGTAGATTTGATCACCTCACTTCCAATGTCCTTTAGGATGGCCCAAAGGATATCCTTAGCTTGTTGAAATGTGGGAGCTACGTAGAATACATCCTTATCTTTAGACTGTAGAGCCTTAATAATTAATATCCACGCAGCGAGATAACTCTTACCAAATCGTCGGCCACATGAGGCCACTTTAAATCGTGCAGGGGACTTGAAGATTTCCATTTGGGCATCGTGTAGTGAGACATTAATGTCAGTCATCTTCTACTTCACTATACTCAGCCTCTATGGTCTTAAATTCCTTCTCTTCCCTCTTCTCAATAGCTCTTACGCTCTCAACAATGATATTGATCCCAAGGTCTTCATGCTCATGTTTAATTTCTACTGCCTTAGAGACCGGAATGATTCGATCAAGACACATCTTCAAACAATGGCGGTCACCTTCAAGAGCTAGACCTATCACCTTCTCTACAATCTCAGGCCCTTTAGAAGACATCAAATCCCTAGACAGTTTAGTATATTTATTTACTGAACCTTTAGGGCGACCCTTGGGATTTAAAGAAGGCATACCTTTATAGAAATCAGGATTACCTTGCTTCTTTTTAGAAGACTCATCTTCATTCATTGTCTTTTTCCTAATTAAGGGAGACATAACACACTATAGAATACTTAAGTGGATTAAGGGTTAATAAGTGAATAATTTAAGGAAAACTAAAAGGTTAATTCTTAAAGGTTCCACTTAGGTTATCTTAAGAGTACTTAAGTTAAC